CGGTTCCTCTTCGCCGAGACCGTCGCTGCAGGCCGCGCTGAGCGTCTGAACCAAGATGCGGCGCTGGCGACCGAGGCTGCCACCTTCCGCGGGACGGATGCCGTCGCCGCAGGCCTGGCCGATGAGGTGATCGACCTCACCCGTGGCTTTGCCCGCTTTCGCGAAAGCCTGTCTGCCCAATCACCTACCGCGCGGCTGCCCCGCGCCAGTCATCCCCGAGCAAAGGAGGCCGCCATGAGCGCCACAACTGACGCCACTGAGGCAAACACGGAAATCAGCGATACCGAGGACACCGTGCTGGAGAGCGGGACTGAACAAGATGAGCAGGAAGCTGAACAAAGCGCACAGGAAGAAGACCCCGCGCCCGTCGCAGCTGCCGCGCCTTTGCCCACCCCGGCGGCTGCGCAACCCAGCAATCTGGCGGACCTGTCGGCTCAGCTTCGCGAGGCGGCAGCCGAGATCGCCGAGATCGCGGCGCAAGCAGGTCGGCTCGGCATCGCGATCGATGCTGCGAAAGCGCTGCGCGACGGTACAGCGCCAGAAGCCCTCCGCAAACTGGTCCTTCAGCGCGCCGCAGCGTCGGCGGATGCGCGCGACATCGTCGCGGCTCCACCCTCTCCGGTTCTCCCCAAATCCGTGGAAAGCCCCATCGTGGCTGCCGCGAAGAAGGCTGCCTCGGCGGGCAGCAGGGGCTAAACAGCCTGCCCCCAGACAGCTGACCGCCCACCTAATCCCCCGCCGCTCCTCCCCGGCGGGGGATTTCTTTTTGATCCTCACATCATCGGAGATTGCCCATGTCCGTGCTGACCCAACCGCCCATCATGGGCGATGTCCTTAAATACGAGCTAAACCCCAACTTTACCCGCGAGACCGTCACGCTGCTGGCCGGCACCAACTACCCCGTTGGCGCTGTGCTGGGCCGGATCACCGCGAGCGGCAAGATGAAGCTCAGCACCGCCACAGGCACTGACGGCGCGCAGAACGCGGCCGCCGTCCTGCTTTACGACGTCGACGCGACAGCGACTGATGCGACCGGCATCGTCGTCCTGCGCGGCCCCGCCATCGTCTCGAAAGCGGCGCTGGTGTTTGACGCCAGTGTCGATGACGCGGCCAAAACGGCGGCCAAGCACGCCCAGCTGACAGCGCTTGGCATCATCCCACGCGACGCCGCCTGATCCGACTTATCGTCCCCTGATCCCCATCGCGCAGCTGCGCGGCACCCCTTTCCCTGGAGTTCCCCATGACCATCACGCGCAACCCGTTTGACGCGGGCGGCTATTCGCTCGCCGAGATGACGCAGGCCATCAACATCCTGCCCAATCTCTACACCCGCCTCGGCCAGATCGGCCTGTTCCGTTTTGAAGGCGTCACCCAGCGTTCGATCGTCATCGAACAACGCCAAGGCGTCTTGAGCCTACTGCCCTCCGTGCCGCTGGGCGCGCCTGCCACTGTCGGCACCCGCGAGCAGCGCTCGATGCGCAGCTTTGCGCTCCCTTGGATCCCGCATGACGATGTGATCCTACCCGCCGACATTCAGGGCATGCCCGCGCTGGGCCTGTCGGACGCAGCCGACCCGCTGGTCGAGGTGATGAACCGCAAGCTGACTCTGATGCGCCGCAAGCACGCTCAGACCCGCGAATACATGGAGATGAACGCGCTGCGCGGCATCGTGAAGGACGGCGCGGGCACGACGCTCTACAACTACTTCACCGAGTTTGGCCTCGAACAAATCTCGGTCGACTTCGTCTTCGGCACCGCAGGAACGAATGTGCAGAGTATGGTCCGCACCGTCCTGCGCGGAATCGAGGACAACCTTCTGGGCGAGACTATGACCACGGCGCATGCGCTGGTGAGCTCGGAGTTCTTCGACAAGCTGATCAGCCACCCCAAAACTGAAGAGGCCTATAAGTTCTTCTCAGCCACGGGCGGTCAGCCTCTTCGTGAAGACATGCGCCGCGCCTTCCCCTTCGCAGGCATCCTCTTTGAGGAATACAACGGCTCGGTCACCCTCTCGAACGGCACGTCGGAACGCCTGATCCCCGCGGGCGAAGGAATCGCCTTCCCCCTTGGGACCTTCGACACCTTCACCACTTATGGCGGCCCGGCGAACCTTCTGGAAACCGCCAACACTGTAGGCTTACCGCTTTACGCACGCCAGATGATGGACACCAAGGGCCGCTGGATTGATCTCATGACAGAGGCCTCGATCCTGCCGGTGAATAAGCGCCCGCGGCTGGCGATCCGGATCTTCAGCTCGAACTGAGGCCGCTGAGACATGACGGCCTTTGCCCTGGCCCTCGATCTGCTCTTCGCTGATCCGAACCTCGCCCATGAGGCCTGGCATCGCGACAGCGAAGGGCAGTTCACCCGCATCCGCATCATTATGCGGCGCAATGATGATGTGACCACGTTCGGGGCCGCGCGCCTGGTGTCAGAGACCATGCGCTTTGATGTGCGCGTCTCAGAACTCCCCGCGCCCCGCCCCGATGAGCAGATCCTCATCGGTGACGACACCTTCCTGATCCAAGGCGAGCCGATCCGCGATCGGGAGAGGCTGATCTGGACAATCGAGGCGACGCCCGCGTGAAACTGGACCTCTCCGTCACGGGCGACATCGTCACCGCCATACGCGCTGAAATCCTCGCTGGCGAAAAGGCAGTGACCGCAGCGATGCGCGCGGCAGGCAACAACCTGAAGTCAGACTGGCGCGCCCAAATTACGCGCGCCCGCCTTGGGCAGCGGCTCGCCAACACGATCAGGTCCAAGACCTATCCCGCTGCGGGCGAAAGCCTCGAGGCGGCCGCACTGGTCTGGTCGAATGCTCCTCAGATCATCGGGGCGCATGACACCGGCCCACTGATCCGTTCAAAGAACGGCTTCTGGCTTGCCATCCCAACGCCCGCGGCTGGCAAAGGTACGCGTGGCAAAGCGCTCACGCCCGGCGAATGGGAAAGGCGGCGCGGTCTGCGCCTGCGCTTTGTCTATCGGCGGGGCGGTCCAAGCCTGCTCGTGGCCGACGGGCGGTTGAACAGTCGCGGGTTGGGCGTGGCATCTCGATCCAAGACTGGGCGCGGACAGAGCACTGTGCCGATTTTTCTCCTGGTGCCCCAGGTGAAACTCTCGAAAAGGCTGTCTCTGGCGCGGGACGCCAAACGGGCACAGGCCGCTATACCGGGATTGATCGTTTCTGGATGGGTTGACGGTAAACTAGGGTGAAAGCCGGCTCAGTATCCAGCTTCCTTTTGATGTCGCACCGCGAGAACAACGGCAATGTCGGCTTCCAACCGGTAAAGGGCAACGTAACCGCTGCCGCCAAAGGTGATGAACCACTCGCGAAACTCTGGATCCATGTCCTCCATGGGCCGCCCAGCCGCAGGCTGATCACGTAGGATTTGCATCCCCTCACGGATCGCCTTTGCGGCACGACGTGCAGCGTCCGGGTTCTTTTCGGCCAGAAACTTGTAAAGCCGTTCAAGATCCCGCAGGGCTGCGGGAGACCAGATCAGTTGTGGCATTCAGGAGCGTCTGCCTCTTCACCAGCCTCGAGTTTGGCGAGCCACGCGTCGGCTTCCTCATGCGTCACATGTTGGCCCGTTGTCTGATATTCCTGCCATGCCGCAATGCCAGCCTGGCGGAAGGCTTCACGCGCCTCTTCGCGGGACAGGAACTGCGCAACAGCTTCGCGAAGCATCCAGTGCGTCGAACGATCCCGAGCATCTGCCAGCCGCTTCAGGCGGTCACGTGTTTCTTGATCGAGCTTCACGGCGATGGGGCGCACAGCGTTCATGGGGTGAGTCCTTGTGAGTATTCAAAGGTATTACCCTAGCACTTTCTTGGCGTCGACAACAGACATGAATTCACCGTTAGGCCCCTAAATGCCCACCACCCGCGAAACCATCCTGACCGCCCTGGCGGACCTTCTCAGGACGATCCCGCATGTGCCAGTTCTGCGCGGGGACGTCTTGCCAGAACGCATCCCGCCCGCAGGTCTCATGATCCTGCGCGACGGTACCCCGGGAGAGCCAGGCGTGACGTTGTCGCCGCTGACCTATCATTTCCAGCATCGCGCTGAACTCGAGATGATCGTGCAATCAGCAACGGATCGAGACGTCCTTTTCGACGCACTTGTCGCTCAGGTCGGCGCTGTGATCGCCGCGGACCGGACTTTGCGGGGTTTATGCGACTGGGTCGAGCCGGAGGCTGCTGAACCTGTCGATCTACCAGTCGAGGGGGCCGCCTCTCTGAAAGCCGGGATCATTCCGATCACCCTTCACTACGCGACCAGTGACTCGCTGGGCTGACGAGACCAATTCAAGGAGAAACACCATGGCACGAGCCCAAGGGGCGCGGGCGCAGATGGCGCTTGCGTTCGAGACGACCTATGGCACGCCGCCTGCGAGCGGCTTCACCAAGATGCCTTTTGCAAGCACGACGCTGGGGGCAGAGCAACCGCTGCAGACCTCAGAACTCTTAGGCTACGGGCGGGATCCGCAGGCGCCGATCAAGGATGCGGTGACGGCGGATGGCAACGTGGTGATCCCGATCGATGCCGAGGCGTTTGGCTTCTGGCTGAAGGCAGCATTTGGCGCGCCCGTGACCACGGGTGTCGACGCGCCCTATAGCCACGAATTCCGCTCCGGAAACTGGGCGCTCCCGTCGTTCTCGGTCGAGACCGGGATGCCAGAGGTGCCGCGCTATGCGACGTATTCGGGCTGCATGGTGGACAGCCTGAACTGGCAGATGGCGCGATCCGGGTTGCTAACGGCAACGGCCAGCATCGTGGCACAGGGCGAGGCTATCGCCACGAACAGCGCGGTGGGTACACCCGCCAATATCGCGCTGAAGCGCTTCGGGCACTTCAACGGCTCGATCACGCGGAACGGCGTGAACATTGGCAATGTTGTCTCCACCGATCTGACCTATGCCAACAATCTCGACCGCATCGAAACGATCCGTGCCGATGGCAAGATCGATGGCGCTGACCCGTCCATCGCAGCACTCACGGGCAATGTTGTCGTGCGCTTCGCCGATCAGACGCTCGTGACACAGGCGATCAACGGCGAGGCCTGCGAGCTAGAGTTCTCCTACACGCTGCCCACGGGCGAGAGCATGACGCTCACGGCCCACGCTGTTTACCTTCCACGCCCGCGGATCGAGATATCGGGACCGCAGGGCGTGCAGGCAACCTTCGACTGGCAGGCGGCGAGCGACCCAGTGGTGGGCCGGATGTGCACCGTCACCCTGACCAACGACCGCGAGGTGTACTGACCATGCTGCGCTTGAACCTCTCTACCGAGCCCCGTTGGATTGATCTTGGCCACGGCGTTCGCCTGCTGGTGGAGCCGCTAACCACAGCAATTATGCTGGCCGCCCGCAGCGACCCGACCATCGTTGCCGCAGCAGCGGATGCCGAAACTAGCACTTCCAACGACGATCTCTCGCGCATCGTGGCCAAGGCCGTTGCCCGCATCGTCGTGAAGGATTGGGAAGGCGTGGGCGATGAGAACGGCAAACCGCTGGCCCTGACGCCCGACGGCATCGACGCCCTGCTGGAACTCTGGCCGATCTTCGAGGCCTTCCAGACCAAATACATCGCAGGCGCGCTGATCCTGGACGCAGAAAAAAACGCCTGACCGCTCTCGCCGACTGGGAATTCGGCGGGGGCGGTGCCTATTGCGCCGCCTGCACCTTTGTATGCGCGGAATGCCCGCGCGCTCTCCATCAACCCCTGACCCTCGATGGCTGGCAGGTCTGGGATCTGGTCCAGCGCCTCAGCGGACAGGTGCGTGTCGCGGGTGGCATGAGCGGCGGCGCTGTTCTCGGCTGGGACATGGTTGCGGCCCTGCAACTCGGCGCAGCCCTCGGGCTCTCGCCCCTCATCATCGCGGAACTGCTGCCGCCCATTGAGGCGGTGATGGTGCGCAAGACAAACGAAGAGATCGAACACCGACATGGCTGAGAAAAGGATATCCGTCCGCCTCTCCGCGACTGGTGGGCGCCAGGTGCGTGCCGAACTCGAGGGTGTCGGAGAGGCTGGTGCCCGTGGCTTGGGGCGCCTCTCGCGCGAGATGGAACAAGCCAATGCCCGCATGGCGGCCTTTGCGCGCCGGGCCCGGATCGCGGCAACTGCTGCGGCCACGGCCCTTGCTGCTGCCGTCGTCTCGATGACCCGCTCGACCGTTGCCGCCGCCAACGAGATCGGGCAGCTCGCCCAGGTCGCCAATGCGACCCCGGAGGTTTTCCAGCGATGGTCGGCGGCCTCTGCCACGGTGGGGATCGAACAAGAAAAGCTCGCGGATATCCTGAAAGACGTGAACGACCGCGTAGGTGATTTCCTGCAAACGGGCGGCGGACCGATGGCGGATTTCTTCGAGAGTATCGCCCCGCGGGTTGGCGTGACGGCGGACCAGTTCGCCCGGCTTTCGGGGCCGGAAGCGCTGCAACTCTATGTCGACAGCCTCGAGCGCGCGGGCGTCAGTCAGCAGGAGATGACCTTCTATCTCGAGGCAATGGCCTCGGATGCGACGCGGCTGATCCCGCTCCTACAAAACGGCGGGACAGAGATGACCCGGCTCGGGGCGCAGGCACAGGCGCTTGGCGCGGTGCTTGATGCAGATGCCATCGCTGCCATGCGCCGGTCGGAACTGGCGCTGGTCAGCATCGGCCAGGTGTTTACTGGCGTGCGCAACCGAATCGCTGTCGCGCTCGCCCCGTCTCTGGAGGCAGTGGCCAATGCGTTTGTCGCCCTTGCGTCCAGCACCAGCCCGATCAGTCGGGCCTTTGATGCTGTGCTGGCCAATCTTGATCGGCTGGCGATCTATGCCGGGACCTTCGCCACCTTCCTCGCTGGTCGCTGGGTGGCCGCCATGGCTGCCGCGGCGCTCTCTATCCGAGGTCTCGCCACCACGCTCGTTGTTTTGCGCGGAGCGCTTATCCGTACCGGCATCGGTGCCCTCATCGTCGGTGCCGGGGAACTGGTCTACTGGTTGACCCGGCTGGCGTCTGGCGCAGGCGGCTTCGGCGAGGCCATGCAGCTCTTGAAGGATGTCGCGGTCGAGGTCTGGGGCCGGATCAAGATGGGGGCATCAAGCGCTGGGGCTGCGGCCACCGCCATGTTCTACGATCTGAAGGCTGATGCCGCTTCTGGCATGGCCGGGGCAATCGAGAGTGTCGTGGCTTTTGGCAACACCACTGCCAACACTTTCGAGGGCGCGCTTCTCGCCGTACGCGAGATCTGGTCGCGCTTGCCCGATGTGATCGGGGATCTGGTCTTCTCGGCTGCCAACCGCATGCTCGACGGAATTGAGGCCATGCTGAACGGTGCGATCCGCAGGATTGATGCCTTCACAGGGAAAATTCGCGCTGCGCTCGCAGCTGTCGGGATCGAGACCACCTTTGGTCAGATCGGTGAACTCAGTCTCGGCGACATCCCGAACCCGTTTGCAGGGGCCTCCGCAGATGCCGGGACGGCTGCAGCAGAGGCGTTTCGGCGCGCGTTCCAGGATAATCCGCTCACAGCCCCCGATCTCGGCCTTGATGGCATGGCGGCTGATGCACTGGAAACAGCCAATATTTACCGGCGTGCCGCCACGGATCTTGCGAATGGCGCGACAGTACCGCTCACCTCTTGGGGCGCACTTCGCAATGCCGTTGCGGGTGCTGCTGAAGAAGGCGAAGCCGCGCTGGATGCGGCGACTGTCTCAGCAGATAGGCTGTCGGATGCCACGGGGCGCGCGGGCGGGGCTGCTAGCAGCGCCGGGGATCGGATCGCCACCGGTTGGCGTGCAGTCTCAGAATCTCTTCAAGCCTATGCCACGGATGCGCTGAACTGGGGCAAAGGCCTCGGCGAAACTCTGACCGGCGCCTTCAGCGGTGCCGAAAGCGCCTTCCGAAGCTTCGTCGAGACCGGCAAGTTCGACTTCAAGGGCCTTGTGCGCTCGATCCTGGCGGACCTTGCGGTCCTGTCATTCAAGCGCGCGGTGCTGGGGCCCATCGCCTCCGCGCTCTCGGGCATCTTTGGCGGCGGGTCCGTCGCGGCGGCCGTCTCGCATGCGGGCGGCATCGTTGGGCTGTCGGGACACAGTCGCTCGGTACCTGCCATGGCCTTCGCAGGTGCTCCCCGGATGCACTCTGGCGGTTGGGCAGGTCTCCGCCCCGACGAAATCCCGACGATCCTGCAGCGCGGTGAGCGGGTGCTCAACCGGCGCGAGGCTGTTGACTATGGCCGGGGCGGCAGTGCTGGTCCGGGCGTCGCCGTGCACATCGACGCGCGCGGGGCGCAGATGGGTGTGGCCGAGCAGATCGACGCACGCCTTCGGGCGGCCATCCCCGAGATCGCGCGCATTGCCAAGGAAAGCGTGGCCGATGGGCGGCGCCGGGGTCAGGTGATCTGAGATGGCCATTCCTGTTTTGCCGCTGACGCTCGTGTCTTCGCTCGAGCGGCGGCTGGTCACATCAGTCGCCGAGGCGCGCTCGCCGTTCACCGGCACATCCCAGGTCCAGGACTGGGGTGCCTCCTGGTGGGAGTACCAGATCGAGATGGCGGTGACCCAAGGGGGCAAGGCTCGGCGGCTCTCGGCCTTCTTAACGGCCCTTGGTGGATTGCGGGGCCGGTTTCTCTTCCCCGATCCCTCGATCGAGGTGCCGATGGCGGTGGGCAATCCTTACGTGACCGAAGCGCAGGTTGCAGGTTCATCCACCCTGCGCACGGCCGGGTGGGGACTTGGGCTTCGCGCGGGGGATTTCTTCCAGCTGGGTTCGGATGCCACCACGCGGCTTTACCAGCTTACAGCGGACGTGACGCCCGTAGGCAGCGAGGCGGTACTCTCCTTCGTGCCACCACTGCGAGACCCGGTCCCGGTCGGAACGCTGCTCGGCCTTGATGCCCCGTCGGTCCTGTTGCGGCTGACGGCCCCGGTCCCCTCGGTCATCGGTCGGGCGGATCAGCACCGTTTCACGATCTCAGCGCGTGAGGCGCTCTGATGAGCCGCGATTTGACCCACGCCTTCGCCACTGCGCTGGCTGATCAAAGCCTCAGGCCGGTCATCTTCTTCGAAGGTCAGTTCGCCACGGGCTGGGTCCGGATCTGGTCGGGGCTGGGAGAAGTCAGCTGGAATGGTCAAAGCTGGGCCGGTGCTGGGTCTCTGCTTGGGCTCGGGGCGATTGATGAAACTGGAGAGGTCGTGGCCGGCGGCACGGCCGTCTCGCTGTCCGGCATGCCGCTGGACCTTGTGCAGATGGCCATCGATGAAGCGCGTCAGGGCCTGCCTGGACGAATTTGGCTGGGGCTTCTAGCCGAGAATGACAGCGTCATCGCCGATCCGGTCCAGGCCTTCTCGGGCCGCCTCGATGTTCCAGAAATCAAGGATAACGACGACACTTGCACGATCACCATCAGCTACGAAAGCCGGCTCATCGACCTGACCGTGGCGCGGACCTGGCGCTACACCCATGAAAGTCAGCAGGTCCTATATCCCGGCGATCTTGGTTTTGAGTACGTCACAGCGATCCAGGATCGCGAAATCACCTGGGGGCGTGGATAGACATGACCCGCGTTGAGCACTGGGAACGCCTCCTGGCCGCAGCCATCGATACGGCACGGGCAAAGCCCTTCGTCTGGGGCGTTCATGACTGCCCGACCTTCGCTTTTGAGGTCCGCATGATCCTGACCGGTGGTGAGGATATAGCGGCCCTCTGGCGCGGCCGTTACACCAGCGCGCTCGGCGGTGCGCGTGTGATGCGCCGCTTGGGCTGGGCTTCGCTTGAGGACATGGGCCGAACTCTCTTGGGCGAACCGCGCCCCGCCGTTCTTCTCGCTGGGCGCGGCGATATCGTTCTGGCCGACACCGGTCTTGGCTTCGGCATCTGCACTGGGGCCTCGGCCGTTGGGATGGCGCCCGAGGGCCTCATGACCGTACCGCTTACCTCCTGCCGGCTTACCTGGCCGATCTGAATACGGACCCAATCCATGCCCTTCATCGTGACAGCCGTCACCGCGATCGCGGGGGCGATTAGCGGCGTCTTGGCTGCAGGCGGAATTGGTGCCGCGCTTCTGCGGATCGGCGGCACGCTTCTGCTGTCCTACGCGGCGCAAGCCCTGATGCCGAAACCGCAGACCACGATGCAGCCGCGGACGGTGACAATCCGCGAGCCCGTGGTGCCACGCGATCTCGTCTATGGCCGCACCCGCAAGGGCGGGGTCATCGTCTTTCTGCATTCTTCGGGATCGGACAACAAATACCTCGATCTGGTGATCGTGCTGGCCACGCATCGGGTCAAATCCATCGGGGCCATCTATTTTGAGGGCGAAGTGGCGGTGAATGCCGCGGGGACCGCACAGGGCCGCTGGGCCGGCAAGGTCGCTGTCGAAAAGAAACTGGGAGCCGCCAACCAGACCGCCTTCGCAGATCTCAAGGCAGCGCTGCCCGACAAATGGACCGAGAACCATCGGCTTCGGGGCTGTGCCGCGATCCGGCTGCGGCTCACCTATGACCAGGATGCCTTCCCGGGCGGGATCCCAAACATCACGGTGGATCTGGAGGGCAAGGACGACATCTGGGATCCGCGGACGCAAACCACAGGCTATTCGGAAAACCCCGCGCTTTGTCTTGCCGACTATATGGCCAACCCGACCTGGGGCATCGGGGCGCGCATCGATCAGCCCGACGGGATCGACGAAATGTCCTTGGTCGAGGCGGCGAACATCTGCGATGAGACGGTCGCGCTGGCCGGTGGCGGGTCCGAGCCGCGCTATGCCTGCAACGGGGTGATCACCCTCTCGGAGGTCCCGAAAACCATCATCGAGGGGATGCTCTCGTCCTTCGCCGGGCGATGCGCCTTCTCAGGCGGGTCGTGGCGTATCCACGGGGGCGCATGGCGCGCGCCTGATGTCGCGCTGACCTCGGACCATGTCCGCGAGGGCGGGCTGACGCTCGCCACGCGCGTGACGATGTCGTCGAACTTCAACGGAGTGCGGGGGCAGTTCGTCAGCCCCGAGAACGATTGGCAGCCTGACGACTTTCCGGCTTACGCCTCGGATGTTTACCTGGCCGAGGATGGTGGGGAACGGAAATGGCGCGACATCTCGCTGCCCTTCACGATCTCGGCCGCCATGGCGCAGCGGCTTGCGAAGATCGAGCTGGAACGCGCGCGCCGGCAGATGACGGTGCGGCTGTCGGGCAAGCTTTCGGCTTGGGCGGCCACCGTCGGCGATGTGGTGACGCTGTCCTATGCGCGTTGGGGCTTTGCCGCGAAGCCCTTTGAGGTCTATGGGGTGAGCCTTGATCTGACGGCCTCGGCTGATGGCGCGCTGCTCCTGCCGGAACTGGTCCTGCGCGAGACCTCGCCCCTGGTCTATGACTGGTCGGCGTCCGAGCAGCAAATTTACGCGGCCGCACCACGGACGGCGCTCCCAAGTGCTTACGACGTCCCAGCCCCCGGCGCACCGCAGGTCACAGAAGACCTCTACATCACGCGGGACGGTGGCGGTCTGAAGGTACTGGCGAAGATCAGCTGGGAAGCTGCACCGTCTGGGTTTGTCTCTACATACCAGCTGCAGGGCAAACTTGCTGGTGCGGCCGACTGGATTGACTATGGACGCACCGATGGCACCGCGCTTGAAATCCGCGACATTGCCCCAGGAGACTGGGCTTTCCGCGTGAAGGCAATCTCGGTCTTGGGCGTCTCCTCGCCTTGGCAGGAGACCCAAGCTGAAATCTTGGGCCTGACAGCCCCTCCAGCACAGCTCGAGAATGTGACGCTCCAAACGGCCGGTGGCCTCGCGATCCTCAAATGGACGCGCTCGGCCGATCCCGATGTGCGGGTCGGTGGCAACATCGTGATCCGGCATTCGAAGGAATCGACGGCCACCTGGGCAGACAGCTATTCGATGGACCGGGTCTCGGGTGGCGAGGCTATCGCCGTCGTGCCGCTGAAACCCGGTACCTATCTGGTGCGTGCAGAAGACAGCGGCGGTCGCGCGGGCCCCGAGACCCGTGTCTCGACCAAGGGCGCGCAGGTGCTGGCCTTCTCGACCTTGGACTTCCTGCAGGCCGACCCCGGCTTCGTCGGCCCGAAATCCGGGCTGCAGGTCACGGGTTCGACCCTGACGCTGGCAACGGCGACCGCAAATGGCGTAACGCAGGTCAGTACGTGGGAGGGGCAATACGCCTTTGCCGCCGGGCTCGATCTTGGGGCCGTGAAACGCGTGCGCCTGCGCTCGGAAATCGGCGTCGCGGCACTAGCGCTCAATGATCGGATCGATGCGCGCACGGCGCTCATGGACACATGGGCCGACTTTGACGGATCGGCTGGTGCAGAAATCGATGTGCTCTTCGAGATCCGCGAGACCGATGACGATCCTGCCACATCGCCGAACTGGGGTCCTTGGGGGCGTCTCGACAACCATGAAATTGAGGCCCGCGCAGTCGAAGCGCGGGCGTTTCTCACGACGAAGGATGCGTCCTACACGCCGATCGTCAGCCAATTGCGGCTCTATGCCGATGAGGTCGCGTGAACACGCTTTCCACCCCTCAAGCGCGGGACTTCGCTACCTCTCGGCTGCCCCACGAACGCGAACGCGTGCACGCCATTTGATTGAGAACGGAAAACGCTGAAATGCCCCAGACATCCAGCTTCGTGATCGCGAACGACGCGGGCGCGGCCGTTCGGGCGCGCATCAATGAGGTGATCGCGGCCCTGCAATCGACGAGTGCGGGGGCCTCGGCGCCAACGGCAACAACAGCGGGTATGCTCTGGGTCGACACATCTGTCTCTCCGCCTGTCCTGCGCCGCAGGAACGCCACAAACACCGGCTGGGATGCGCTTCTTGATGCCGCGGGCAATCTGGCGGGGCTTTCAAACACGGCCATGGCGCGGACGAACCTTGGTCTTGGGACCATGGCGACGAAATCAGCCGCCGATTACGACGCAGCGATTGCAGCGAAAGCGGCCTTGTCTGGGGCAACCTTCACAGGGGTCGTCACTGCCCCGAACTTTGTCTCCTCCTCCGATGCCCGGTTGAAGTCGGAGGTAGAGACCATTGCCGACGCGGTGGCCCTGGTCTCCGCCCTGCGCGGCGTGCGCTTCACGATGGATGGCACGCGCCAGATCGGCGTCATCGCACAGGAGGTCGAGACAGTCCTGCCCGAAGTCGTCCGTGACAACGAGGCGGGTCAGCTCTCCGTCGCCTACGGCAACATCACCGGCCTTCTGATCGAGGCCGTCAAGGAACTGGCCGCCCGAGTCGCGGCGCTCGAGGAGGCACGCCCATGAATGATGGTGGGTTCATCGACATGATCAACTCGTTCTTCGGAGGTGCCGTGACCACGCTGATCGGCGCCTTCACCGGACGGCTGATGTGGCATTCGGGGGAGGTGAAGCTCGGCAATCGCCGCTTCTTCGGCAAGGAACTCCTCTGGGAAATCCCCGTCGCCGTCGGCATGGCGCTGATCGGGGAGGCGGCGGCGCGTTACATTGGCCTGTCGCAGCCGGTCTCGACGGGGTTCGTGGCAACCCTTGCCTATCTCGGGCCCCGCGGGGCGGAGGCACTTCTGGCCGCCTGGCTCTGCCGCAAGAAGTAACCCGCACACTCTTTCACACACATCACACACGCCGTCCCATCTGGGGCGGCGTTTTGCATTGCATGGGAGACAACCATGACGCCGTTCGACATCGCCCGCAGCTACATCGGCACGACCGAGGGCCCGGGCTCCGCTGACAATCCTGTCATCATGGAGATGTATGCCTCCGTTGGCCACGATTGGGTTGAGCATGATAGCGTCGCCTGGTGCGCAGCCTTCGTCGGACACTGCCTCGAGCAAGCCGGGATCCGCTCGACCCGAAAGCTGACGGCGCGCTCCTATCTCGACTGGGGTGTGCCAGTGGAGGTAGCGGACGCCGAGCCGGGTGATATCGGCGTGATCCCCCGAGGCTCGTCCAGCTGGCAGGGCCATGTGTTCTTCATCGACCGGATCGAGGGACCATGGGTCTGGGGCCTCGGCGGCAATCAGAACGACGCTGTTAATGTGAAGCGCTATCCGGTCTCAAAGCTTCTGGGAGTGCGGCGCGTAGGCAATGTCGCGCCTGTCGTGACGATGTCAGTCGAGGCGGTGCAAAGACGTCTGAAGGAACTCGGCTATCACGAAGTGGGTCAGATCGATGGAAATATCGGGCCGCGCACCCGTGCTGCTATTCTGGCCTTCCGGCACGACAACGATCTGGCCCTCCTGCCCATCATCGATGTGGTGCTAACCGAAGCGCTGGACCGAGCGTCACCTCGCGAAATCGCACCTATGCGGGCATCCGGCGTGCCGACAGAAAGCAGGATCGTAACAGCATCCAATGCGCAGATCGGTCTCGGTGTCATTGGTGCAGCGGGCTCGATCGGCAACCAGATCGCCCCTGCACTGGTTGAGGCCGAGCAGGCCCGCGATATGGCAGGGCGCGTGTTCACCTTGATCGGGCTGGAAAACGTACTTTCCAATGCCCTGCCATGGATTGGTGCGGCGGTGTTCATTGGCGTGGTCGTTTATGCGCTCCGCGCCAAGGCAGCCCGGATCGACGACCATCGCTCGGGGAAAACACCATGACCTGGGTCTTGATCGTTGTTTCCTGCATCGCGGGCGATGACCTGCCAGACTGTGGCAGTGGGATCAGCCCTGTGCGCTTTTCTGACTTTATCACCTGCGAAGATACCGCTGTCCGCACCCATGAACACCTGCGGGTCAGCGCCGATGCGCACGGGCAAACCGTACTGCTGCTCGATACGCGCTGCTTGGCTCTTTCACCGGGGGCACCCGCATGAGTGCCATCCTGACCATGCTATTCGCGGGCCTTGGTCGGTGCTTCGCCTACTGGGGAGCGCTTATCGCCGCGGTGTGCATCGCCGTCTGGATCCTGCTCCGGCAGGGCAAGCACGCCGCAGAGGCCGACCTCGCCATCCGCCGCGCCGATGCCCGTGTTCGCGCGCTGCAAACGTCCAAGGACATCCGTCATGACCTTCAAAACACTGATCGTGCCGATCTTGAGCGTCGGGCTGACCGCTGGATGCGCGATTGACCCGCGGGGTTTGCGGGACGATTGCGATTGGGCCGAGCCTATTCACCCATCGCATCAGGACCTCCTGAGCGACGGCACTCTGGCGCAGATCGTCGCCCATAACGAAGTCGGCGCGCGGCTCTGCGGGTGGCAGCCATGACAATCGCCACCTTGAGCGAAGGTCCGGCGAT